TTATCCATCGCTTTTTACTCCATTCGTCTCATCGGCGCTTTTCGGCGCGGGATTTGAGACACTTTGTGTTGCTTTATGCAGCGCAAGACGCTCCTGCGCGTTCACCGCCATGCGTCTTTTGTCTGCCTGCTGGATGTAGATTTGAGCGGTCTTCATGTTGCTCCAGCCGAACAGCGCCATGAGTTCAGGAGCGGTTGCGCCGCTCTCCGCATAGAGAACCGCACCCGCTTTCCGCAGACCGTGAGATGAGCATTGCGGCAGGTCAGCCTGCACGCACCAGCGCTTGAAGGCGTTGCTGAAACTCTCTTTGGTGAAGGGGCGCTTTAACTCCGAGAGGACGTAGCTGTCAGAGCCGTGAGGCGTCTTGTCCAACGCCTCAATCAGTTCATCAGTCAATCGCGCGTCGATGGTCGTCGGATACAGCTTGCGCCCCTTATGCGCCGTGAAGCGTATCCAGCGCTTCCCGTCCCTGCCGACATATTCATGTCGCGGGCCGATCCGGTGCGCGTCAGATCGGCGCGCACCAATATTGATCATCAGTTCCATCGCGAGGCGCGGCATGGTGCCGAGCGGCCACCTTGCGCGGTAACGGTCGATTTCCTCCGGCGTCCAGGTATGGAAGCCTTCCGTGCTCCGGTTCACCTTGGCGACTCGGGCGGCGGGATTGAATGTCGCAAGCGGTGGCTTCTGATCCATCGCCCAGGTAAAGAGCGCGCGCACCACCTTTACCAGCTTGTCGCCAGCTCCGGGCGTTCGCTTGCGCTGGCTGGCCTCCATGTCCTCGCGCCGATACTTCTTATATGGGAGCTTGCCGGCCGTCGCGCAGAATCGGTCCAGAACGCTGCGTTTGTCCCGCTGCGTATCAGGCTCATAGCTCTTGAATTTGGGGGATCGGTAATACTGATCGCAGAGCCAGTCCCACGTATCCTCACGCGGCGTCTCGGGCGGCTTTACAACGGCCGAGCCGCGCAGGTCATCCAGCGCGGCCCAGTAGGCGGTCATGAAGGGCTTGGTGATTTCGCCATTCGCATCCTTGAAGGTTTCGCGGATGCGGATTTTGCGCCCTTGCAGGCGCACATAATACCGGTCGTTTCCATTGGGGTCCGGATCATGCACACAATATCGAAGCTGCGTTTTCATCAGACGACAATATCCTTGTATGGATTATCGCCGTCGTCTTTCTGGTCTGGCTCGCCATCAGCGAGGGCCAGCCAGGCGCTGCGAATGCTTTCGGTATCCCACAACACCACGCGGCCGACTTTGCGGCCCTTCGGCATTTTTCCCTCATCCACCCAGTTATCGAACAGGGATGGCGAGATCGCGAGCGAGGCCGCAGCCTCGTCGCGCCGCAACGCAAAGCGTGGAATGGATTGCTCCCTGAGGCTGGCGGCCCCCATCAGTATCCGCCTTCCTCAACACTCGGAAAAGCACCGTCTTTGAGCTTCTCGATTAATTTCGGCCACGAACGTTCCGTAACCTCACCTATCGGCACACCGCCCACGCACTCGACTGACCGGAAATAGAAGCAGCCCGGAATAGGCTGCCCAGTCCGAACATTGATTTCCTCGAAGCGCTCAATCCAGCATTCGACAACTTCGCTTATTCTGTTGCTCGCAAGGTAAATACCGGGGCCATCGTACTCGATGAATTTTCTGTCTCCCTGTAGCGTCAGCCGAAAAGAGCCGTCGCGGCGACTATCCATGTGATGATGGATTACGTTCACTTCCGGATGCATCTGCATCAGGATCGCCCGCAGTTGGGCCACGCAATCATCCATTTGGCTTTCAAGGCTCTGAGGGAGCCGGTCAGTTTTCGCTGCAACTTCGGCCACAGCGGCGGTCGGAACCGCGACGGCAGCACTCGCCGCAAGGAAGGATCGTCGCGTCATCGATCCGATGGCACTTGCGCCGCCGGCAATTTTCTGATTAATCTTCATACGCATTGTATGACCTTTCCAAAGGGTTAGGAAAAGCCGACGCTGGTTATCAGGCCTGAGCGTCGGCTTTTTTCGTTTCAACATTGTTGGATATTGCCGTCTGCAACTGGAAGATAATTTCCGAGTTCATGGAACGGCAATTGCGCATCGCCATATCCTTCAGCTGCTCTCTCATCCCTCTTGGGAACCGCAGATTAAATTGATCTACAACTGCTCTATCTGAAAGACTCACCTTGACGCCTCCTTGTTGGTATGTCGAGCAGACCATATGCCTAGCATACCATTGACGTCAAGCGGCATAGTATGCTGGACATATCAAAACAGGAGATATTTAGTTGAAAGTCCCAAGTCGCGGCTCTGACCAATTCAATTTGCGCCTCCCCGATGGAATGCGAGACCGCATTGCACTCGAAGCTGATAAGGCTGGACGTTCAATGAACGCCGAAATTATCGCTCGCTTGAGCTTCACACTCGACGGCAATCTTGGAGACAGGGAGAAACTCAACGCCGAGATCGACCGATATCAGAAGATGATTAGGGAATACGTCCACCAGATCGCCGGTCTGGTAACGACCAAGAATGCGCTGTCGCTTCTCAATGAGCATGGCGAGGTTGCCCGGAAACAGAACCTCATTTTTTTGGAATCAATCTGCCTGATGATCATGAACGAGCAACAGGCTCCCGAGGCCTTGAGAAGCTTCGCCAGCAAAACCCTCGAATCAATCGAGTATCACAACGAGACCGACGACCTGAAAGAGGTTCTGCCGTCCGATGTGCCCAGCACAGAGGACGAGGTGCAGGCCATTATTCGGGATGTGATGGAAAACGCTGAAGCGCGAGCCGAAAATGATCCTTGGGCGCAAGCTGTCGGCAACAACGGATTCTATACAACGGTTGATATTTCTCAGCGAGATCCAGCAAGGATCCCTGACGCGCCCGAGGTGAAGGACACCAAGCGCAAAAAATAGCGCTGGTCTATCAGATCGCCAAGTTAGCGAATAAAAAAGGGTTCGCGACACTTGCGAACCCTTCGGTTTGGTCGATCAAGCCTAGACGTTCATTGAATCTCGCAAGCCTTTAGAAACTGACTGGCTGCCTTCGTCGATCCATCCGGCGAAATATCGACGGAATGCTTGCTGTCGAGGCTCTCGACGTGCAGACCCGCCAGTATCTTCTTTTTGGCAGCGCCGATGGATTTTACGAGGGCGGCTTTCTGATCATCCTGAACGTCCGCCTTGAAGCCTCCATATTTGTCATTGTGCTGGTAGGCCTCGCCGTCGAGCCGCACCGTTTCGCCGCTATCCACCTTGAGAACGATGACACCTTTAAGCGACGTGTCGATATCCTCCTTCATCGGGAATATGAAAGAAACAGAGACGTTACGCTCGGCGTCGCAGGTTATGTAGACCGATCCGGAAACAGCACTGCCCAGCATTACAGCCGTCTGCTTGCCGCTGAATACATCCTCTTCTGATTTCGTGAACCAGCCATTAGCAAGCGCTGCGCCGGCCGACGCGAAAAGGAACGCCACCCCAAGACACGATTTTCGTATCGACATTATTAAACCCCCAAAGTCCTATGCGATTATGGATTGAGTATAAGGATGGATAAACGTTATCAGGGAAATTTCCGATCGCCAACTTGGCAAACTAAATGTACTCAATATCGAATGATGGGTTGGCCGGATGGGTGCTAGAAAAAACAAATTGGCGAAATTTCTGAACGAACATTCGCGATGTTATTTTTGCGGCGAACCAGCCATGACCATTGATCACGTTCCATCGAGGGAGTGTTTTCTTGGACGCGTTGGGCCAGAGGGATATGAGTTCCCTGCTTGCAAAAACTGCAACAACTCTGCGGGCAGAGCAGAGCAAACCGTTGCTTTGTATCGCCACTGTACTGATTTTACTGAGGATCAACGAGGTAAGCCGCAGGTTCATAAGCTGCTCGACGGACTGAGGAATAATTCGCCAACCCGAATGCCTATTATGAATGTCACTGCAAACCAGAAACGGCGAGCTGCGCTGCGCTCAGGCATCACTCTCCCAGCTGGAGAGACGTTTTCGAGTTTGCCGATAATTGGTATCAATCGCGAAGTACACGACGATTTCGCGTTGTTTTCTAGAAGACTCACCTGCGCACTGTTTTACAAACATTTTGGGAAAGTCCTGCCACCAGCGCACATGATCAAGACTCAGTGGATGCAGTTTGCGCATGGAAACGCGGAGGAATTGATTCAGGCGATCACGGCGGACATGCCGCACCTTACCCTTACCGCTCGCGTCAACACAAATATTGGACAACAATTCGGTTACCGGTGGTACGCTGACACCGAGACAGACACGTTTGCGTTTGTAGCGCAGTTCGCAAAGGCGTTCTTTATTTTTGCCCTTGCTTCCCGCCCGAATGAAGCGACGACTGACAATGGATGGAAAACCCATGCCAGCGATTTAATTCCAACTGATCAAATCGCCAGCTTGCAATCTGAAAATGAGCAAGCGGACAAAATGACCACTTGAAAACTGGTACAGCCCATCCACCTTGCGCCGCTGGATGACGACATCCCCGCGCAGTTCGGCCTTGATGATGGCAACGCGCACGGTGGACTTGCCGACGCCAGCGCGTTCAGCGATCTGGCCATGAGAGAGCATGCAGCGACGGTTCTCGCGGATCTCGGCAATGATGGCGTCGAGCGCCAGCTTTTCACCTTGTGAATATCCCATGTTTCGCTCCTGTCGTTACCAGCCGCCGCCACCCGGCTTGCTGATCTCCGGCGGGAATGTGCGGCCAACATCACCATTGGCGAGCGGGCCGCCCTTCGGCCTCTGGTTGAGGGCTTTCGTTATCGCGCTTGAGATAGCAGCAGCAGCGTCCGCACCTGCGCGCCGTATATCATCCGCCACACCACTAAAGGCGCTCGCACCCTGCCGGCCGCCGTTCTCGATGGCTGCGCCCGCCTCGCGTCCACCATCGCCCAGGTTGGCCGCTGCGCCAGAAATGCTTTCCTCAATCATGCGGTTGCTGTCAGCGAGTGCGCGGGACACCTTGTCGTCAAGCATCACCTGCGAAACCTCTTCGGGCGAACGGCCGTTTGCGCGGCCTTCGTTATAGGCGTCGTAATTCTCACGCAGCACCCGGTAATGTTCCGGATCGATGCTCGGCCGGGGCGTCGGGATCGGCGGCAGGCCAGTGCCGCCACCCGGAAACTCGGGAACGTTGTTGACGCCGGCGCGTCCCTGTCCATAAGCCGTGTACTGATCCCTCGCAGCCCTGACACGGTCCTGATAGGCTTTCGCCTCGCGACGGCGGATGTTGTATTCGTGCACGTCCGGCAGGTCGCCCTCGCCTACCTGCTTGAGCGCTTCCTTGTAGGCTTTTTGGGTCGCGCCATGCGATGATCCGGGATTGTCCCGCTTGTAATCGACGTAGAATTTTTCTGCATCCTGCAAGACATGCGCGGGGTCCTGCCCCTTGATGGCCTTGCGGCGGGTGTCGAGATCGGCAATCGCATCATTGACCTGTTTCATGGCGTCGGAGAGCCACGGCATGATTGCGTTCTCGCCGGCCGATCTAAACATGTCATCCATGTTCTTTCGCAGCAGCAGGAGCTGCGAATTGAACAGTTCGAATTTCTTGGCCTGCGCCTCGGCAATCGAGTTGGACGGACTGGCGACGTGATCACGGGCCATTTTCAGGTTGCGACGCAATTCCTCCGAACCGGCCACCAGGCGCATGATTTCATCATCGAAGCCTTCACCCAGCAAAGCGCCGAGAAGGCTTGCACGGCGCTGGCTGGACAGCTTTTCCACCTGCTCAAGGAAATACACCATCTTGGTGTTGCCGCTCATCTTGGCGAACTTGTCGAGATCCCCGACGATGGCTTTCAAGGCGGTGCTGGATTTCGGGGAAAGGTTTTCCGGGGCCAGCAGTTTGCCGGACACGGTGTCCATGGCGCGGGCCGCTACTTCGGCAGGCATCTTGAGGTTCAGGAGCGCAGCACCATACGCGGCGACTTCTTCCGGCGTCATCCCGAAATTCTTCAGGCTGGCGCCGGCCCTGTCGATGAAGTCCGCAATCCCGGTTTCGTCGGCAATGCCGCTATCGGCAAGGTCGTTGATCAGCGAGGCGAAAGCTTCGAGATCCTTGCGCTGCATCCCCATACCGGCGACGAAACCGGCGAAGGTATTGCCAACATTTTCCGCCGTGGTGTCCCAGGCATCGGCCACGCCGGAAGACAGTCTGGCGAAGTCCCGCAACTCGTCGAGCGGGACACCGGCCGCAGCACCCCGTTCGAAGGCGCTGGTAATCTCGTCCATGCTGACGGGCATTACCTTCGAGAGGGAAAGGATTTCCTCCCGAAGGTCAGCCATCTGCTTAGTCGTCGCACCGCTCTTTTTCTGGATGTTGAACAGGGCCTGCTCGAAATCGCCCGCCTGCTTGGTCGCGTAGACCGCACCGGCCGCAATCGCGGCAGGGCCGCCGAACCGCGCCAGCACACCCAGCGCCGCCGCCGAGGTACGCGCCATGGAGGATTGCCGCTCGTTGAAGACGGCGGCGCGGCGGTTCACCTGATCGAGCTTGCCTGCCACGGCGTTGAAGGTTCGCCCGGTCCTGTCGGCGGCGGTGATTTTAAGTCTGGCTTCGATTTCCCTGTTCATTCTTCAACCTCTTATTGAAGGCGATATAGCGATCCAGCCATGCGAGGATCTGATCCCCTGTCATGCGCTCGATGTCTACGACTGAGATACCGAAGCGGAAGGCGAGCCAGTCGGCGGCTTCTCCGATTCCTTCGTGCTGATAAAAAAACCGCAGATCGCCCTTTGCAGCGCCATGGCGTCGATGGCCTCAATCGAGCATGCCGCATCATAGCTGGGAGACACCACCAGGCGCTGCGCGTAGCCATCCACGACTTCCGGATAGGTCATCAGCATGTTGAGGCCGTTCGGTCCCATCTGGATTTCCTGCGGCGCGCCGAGGCCGGCGACATGGGTGTCGCGGAAAGTCGGAACGCGCAGCTTGATATGGTCGAACGGCTCGACGCCAGGGAATTCGTAGCGGCGGGACAGCGGAACGATCTTGTGCAGGGAGACGATATTTTCAGCCATGGAGGGTCCTTTCGTGGACGTTAGAGGCGAGGCAGGAGGCGGTCCATCTCATGCAGCACACGCGGCGCAAGATGGTCCTCGATGAGGGCCGCAAGCACTTCGAGGTAGACCTGCGGGTTATTGACGATGGCATGGGCCGGGTTCGCGCCGAACAATTCGCGGATGGCCTGACGAGATCGATTATTGATCATCGTCTGACCCTGAACACGCTGGAAGACGCCGGTATGGCTTGCACCCTTTTTCCCGGCCGCGACCGAGGCGATGAAGGCATGGCGGTAGGAGCCGCGCAGCTTGACGGAAACGCCGCGTGTGGTCTGCGAAGCGCCGAGCTTGTAGAGCGGTATCCATCCCGATTTTTCGATAAGCTCGATGGTGTTGCCGCCGGCCTTGAAATGCGCAACCAGCCGGTCGCGGATCATGCCGTATGGCATCTGGGAGTGTTCGGCGTTCTTCCGGCCGACGCGGGTTCGGGACATGTCGCGCATGCGCCGCATGGCGCGACCCATGACCTTTGTCTGCATGTCTTGCGGCATGTGCTGGAAAGCGGCGGCCAGAAGCTCCATATCGCTGGCATCGATTTTCAGTTCCGTCACGACGGCAATTCCTCAATCAGGGGATCAAATTCCGGCGCGTCTTCAGCGATAGCTACCAGCCGGTCGGCAATCTCGTTGCTCATATCGAACGCGATCGCTCGCAGAGCGACCCGCGCACCGTGAACACCCTCCTTGGCGACGATCGCAGCCAGGTCATCGGCGCGATTTTGCAGGCGGTGGACGATGAGGCTGATTTCGTGGTTGATCGTTTGCGCGGCCTCGCTCACCTTGTCAGCGCGAATGAGACTCGACACCTCCTCATCGAGGCGGATTTTTTCGCGGCTGACTTTCATCCATTCGGACTGGCGTTTCGCTTCCTCGAAGCTGTCACCCTGAAACGTCTTTTCGGCTGGCGGCATTGCCATCTTGGCCGGGTTCATGAAGCGCTCGCGGTGATGATCGTAATGGGCCAGAGAGATACGAAGCACCCGGCTGCGACTGTCCCGCTCGACTGGAACGTTGTTCATCACGGCAATGATGGCCTGCACTGTCTTGGAGACAGCCTGTTTCGTTACACCGTCACGGGCCGCGATTTCGGCTGCTGACCACATGATGAGATTTTCGTGGATGTTATCGCTCAT